ATCCAGTCACTCAAGGCGCGTTTTGCGAGCGTGGCGCATGACGAGGCCGAAAAGGAAAAGCAATGAGCGATGAAGTGACCCCGCAAGGGACAATCACACTCGATCAGGCAGTCGAACGCTTGATGAAGGCGGATGACACCACCGCGGAAGCGACCCAGCCGGAAGAAACCGGGGTAACCGACAATTCGGACGGCATGGAAGCGGAAGCGGGCGAAGCACCGGAGACAGGCGACAATTCCCCGGAAACGGAGGAACCGTCAATCGAGGTGGACTTCGATGGGGCAAAGCGGAAACTGACGGCAAAGGAAATCCGCGACGGGTTTCTGATGCGGCAGGATTACAGCCGCAAGACGGCGGAGGTTGCGGAAGAAAAGCGCGCCGCCGCCGCTGCGCGGGAAAACGCGGAAGCCCTGAAAACCCAGCTTGAAGAAGCTTTGCAAGTGTGGGCGGTGCCCACGGAACAGGAACCGAACTGGCCGGAACTGGCGAAAGCCCTTGACCCGCGCGACTACAACGCGCGCCGGGCCGCATGGGATGAGCGCCAGAAAAACGCGGCGGTTGCTGCTGACCATTTCCGCAGAATGCGGGAGGCGCAGACGGCCAAGGCGATTGCGGATGAACGGGCGAAACTGCTGGAAGCGGTTCCCGATTTCCGCGATGACGCTGTATTCCAGGCGGCAAGCGTGAAAATGCGCGCCGCCGGGCGGGAATACGGCTTTTCCGAGCAGGAACTGAACGCCATGGGCGACCACCGGCTTATCCGCGCGCTGAATGACCTCGTTGCCTTCAAGGCGATGAAGTCGGCGGCGGAAAAGAAGGTGACAACCGCACCGGCGGCCCTGAAACCGGGTTCCAAACCCACGCAGGCCGAGCAAACGCAAGCTGACCGTCAAAAGCAACGCGACCAATTCAGGAAAACCGGGCGGATTGAAGACGCCCTGGCGCTGATCATGCGTCCTTCCTGATAAGCGCATCATCAAGAGGAAACGGACATGGCACAGCCTGTCAACACGTTCTCGTCCTACGACATGGCCGGGATCAGGGAAGACCTTTCGGACGTGATTTATGACATCTCGCCCGAGGAAACGCCGTTCTACAGCATGGCCAAGAAGAAAAAGGCGTCCAATGCCTTCTTCGAATGGCAGACCGACACGCTGCGCGCATCGGCCGACAACGCGCACATCGAGGGCGATGACACGGTTGCGACCGCGCGCACCGCCACCGTGCGGCTGGGCAACTATGCCCAGATTTTCAAGGATGCCGTGGTTATCCCCGGTTCCGATGATGGCCTTGACAAGGCCGGGCGCGGGGCGGAGATGGCCCTGCAAACCCTCAAGATCGCCAAGGAACAGAAGCTGGATATCGAGAAGGCGCTTTTCGCCAACCAGATCCGGGTTTCCGGTTCCGACACCCTGGCGCGCCGCACGGCTGGCCTGGGCGCATGGATCGACACCAACACCTCGGCCGGCGTCGGCGGGGCTGACGGGTCGCTGGGCACCACGGCGCGGACGGATGGCACGCCGCGCGCGCTGACGCAGGCGCTGTTTGATACCGTTCTGCAGTCGATCTGGCAGGCCGGCGGCCGGCCGGAAGTCGTGTTTCTCTCGGCCGGGCAAATGACCACGGCGCTGACCTTCACGGGCAACAACAACCAGCGGTCCAACATCACGGCGGCCTCCGGCCAAGTGGTGAAAACGATGGATGTCTACGTGACCCCGTGGGGCCGTGTGGAATTCATCCCGACCCGTGAAAACCGGACCCGCGACCTGTTTATCCTGCAAAAGGATATGTGGGGCGTCGGTGTGCGGCGCGGAACGCGGAGCGAGGCGCTGGCCAAGACGGGCGACAATGAAAAGCGCCAGGTCGTGACCGAGCTGGGGCTGATGTCGTTGAACGAGAAGGCGTCCGGCGGCGTCTTCGATCTGTCGTAAGGAGATACGAAGATGGCTTCTGAATACAAACCCAATTTCGGCGTCGTCACGGTCACGGCCGCGACCCTTACGGCCGATGCGGCCGCGCATGGCGGTGTCCCGATCGTCCTTGACCGGGCGGCGGGGACCACTGTCACGCTTCCGGCCGCGACCGGCTCCGGCGTGTTGTTCGAATTCATCGTCAAGACCACGGTGACCTCGAACAACCACATCATCAAGGTGGCGAATGCTACCGACACGATGGCGGGCGTGGCGACCCTGTTCCAGGATGCCGGCGACACCACTGTCGGCTTTGCCTCGGCTGGGGCAACGGCCGACACGATCACCATGAACGGGACCAGCACCGGCGGCATAGTGGGGGCGTTTGTGCGCGTCCGCGACATCGCCGCAACCCTGTGGGCCGTGGAAATGGTTTCGGATGCCACGGGCACCGAGGCCACGCCGTTCTCGGCGACTGTCTAAGCAAACGGCGGGGGCTTTGCGGCCCCCGCTACCCTATGGAGGTTTCAAGATGGCCCGACCCAGAAAAGCCGCAGCGCAGGACAATATCCCGGGCGCGGTTGTGGAGATCGAAATTCTTTGGCCGCATGTGCATTTCGGCGATGGCCGGAAGGGCTTGCGCGGCATGGTTTACGCGCTGGACGCTGACCTTGCGGCGGCGCTGGTGGAACGCGGGGCGGCGCGGAATGCCTGAGCGGCTGATTATCGAGGGCAACAGCGTTGTCCACCACAAGCAACAGGACGTTGAGCCGGCGCTTGATCGGGCGCGCATGTTGCGGGATGCCGGGGCGCCGGTGCTGGCCTCGGAAAGCTGGCATGTCGGGTCAATCCCGATGATTGTCGTCGCGCAATGGATGCAGGAAGCCGGCAAGGCATGGGATGACCATGAGGCCATGCGGGAAATCATCGACGCCAAGCTTCACAGCGGCGAATTCGCCAAGTTTCGCGTTCGGGAGGGCAGTTACCGATGACCTACGCGGAATTGAAGGCGGCCCTGCTGGCCCAGATCGGGCGCGCGCCGGCCGAGATGTGTTACCAGATGGTAACGGCGGACATCAATCGCAGCCTGCGCATTCGGGAAATGGAGGACACCGTTTCCCTTGTCGAGGCGGCGGAAGTGTCGCTGCCGGCCGATTTCATGGCGGTTCTGGCGGTTTACCGGGATACTGATCCGCGCGTTGCGCTGCGCCCGACATCGCTGCAGGCGCTGCACCAGGGGCACGAAACCAGCGGGACGCCGCGCGAATACGCGGTGGGCGACGGGTTTCTATTGCTGAACCCGGCGCCGTCCGGGGCGGAAACGCTGGAAATCCGGTATTATGCCAGGCTTGATGACCTTTCGGCGGATGGGGATACCAATGCCATCCTCGATGCCTATCCGTCGATCTACATTTACGGGGCCTTGGCGCACCATGCGACACTGACACGGGACATTGAAGCCGCCGCTGTCTGGAAAGCCGCCTATGAGGAGGCCAAGCGCATGACGCAGGTCGCGGACAGGACAGACCGCTTTGCGGGCGCGCCACTGCGGCCTTTTGTGGCGACCGCGCCATGATCGAAATCCCGTTCGGCGAATGGTTGCCTGACCAGTCTGATTTCAAGAACCCCGGGCTTGAGGAGTGCCGCAACGCGCTGCCCAGCCCGAACGGCTACCAGCCGGCGCTGGGGTTTTCGGCGCAGGTTGCGGATGCCGGGGCGGCCGTGCTGAGCGCGGCAATGTTCGAGCGGACGGACGGAACGCGCGTGACTGTTTGCGCAACGGCGGGCGATCTGAAAGTTATCGTGTCAGGCACGGTGACGGCCAGCGGGCTGGCATTGGCTTTGACCGAATATGTCGTTTTCGTGCGCTTCGGGCAGGAAATCTATGCGACCTGCAAGAGCGGGGACACATGGAAACTGGATGATGTGGACACAGACACGACATTCGCGGCTGTGGCGGGGACGGTGCCCAGCGGAATGGCCATGGCGCTGATTTCCGATTTCATGTTTATGGGCAACCTGACGGATACGGATGCCAGCAACCAGCCTTATCGCATTCGCTGGTCGCCGTTCAACAACCCCTCGGGGGCATGGGCTACCGATGTCGGTTTGCAGTCGGATGCGGTGGATATGCCGCAGGAATTTGGCCCGGTGACGGCGATTACCGGCTGGCGGTTCGGCATGGTGTTCCAGAAATACGGGATTAGCCGGATTTACTACACGGGCGGCGCTTCGGTCTTTCAGAAGGAAGTTGTTGACCGGCAGCGCGGTTGCGCTTCGACCGCAAGCGTCGTAGCGGTGGGGGATCGGGCCTATTTCCTGGCGGAAGATGGGTTTTTCTTCACAGACGGCGGGCCGGCGCAAACGATCAGCCGGGGTCGTGTCTGGTCATGGTTTGTGAAGAACGCCGGGCAGAACTATCTTGACAGGGTGAAGGGCGCGGCGGATTGGCCGAACCGCTGCATCTTCTGGACCATTCCAAACGCTTCCGGCGTTGTCACGGCGATCTTGTGCTTCAATTGGGAAACTGACCGCTGGTCTGTCGTTGACCTTGAAGTGGACGTTGTTTTCGGGTCAGGCCAGGACGGCTTGACGCTTGAGCAATATTCGACGGCTTACCCTGACCTTGACGCGGTGGGGAACCCGACGCTTGACAGCGCGGAATTCCGGGCGCGGGGGCGGTCTGTGGCGGCGTTTCAGGGCGGCAAACTGTATCAGATGACGGGCGCGGCGCTGCCGGCGCGGTTTGAAACCGGGGAGTTTCAGTTGCAGCCGGGGCGGCGGGTGTTTGTGCGGGGCGTGACGCCGCTTGTGATCAACCCGACGGAAGATACAACCGTAGCCCTGGCTGTGCGGGAACGCCAGAATGAGGATGTGACATATTCGGCGGAAACGGTCATGGGGCCGCTGGGCGAAGCGCCTTTCAACACGGATGCGCGCTATTGCCGGGTACAGATCAAGACGCCGGCGGGGGTGTCCTGGCGGGATGCCTTCGGGTTCCAGATGGATGCCAGCGTAGCGGGGCGGTATTGATGGAACTTAGGGTAAGGCCGACAACCGACGCCGGGGTTATCGTTGCGCGGGCAATCCCCATTGATCATCTGTTGATCACGGCGACCACCAGCGGGACCGCGCAAACGCTGGCCACGGTGCGCACGGGCGTCATGCTTAAAATTCTGCAACTGGCCGTGACGAATGTAACGGGGACGGCGGCGACGCTTTCACTGAACAGCATCCCGAACGGGGGCAGCATCGGCGACGGCAACGCGGAAGTGAAGGGCTACAGTGTGGCGGCAAACAGCGCTGTGGACCTGACGCCGCTTGTCGGGGGGCTTTACAAGGCCGGCGCGGTGTTGAAGGCTTATTCG